AGGATCTGATGAATATCCCCAGTCAATGCCCAGATAGACCTCATCAGTCTCTGGGAAATCCTTGTAGTCTATGAACTCCCAGTTCGTAAATATCTGGCGTTTTGATAGCTTCGCCCACTCTCCCAGTCCAAATACCTTCCAAAAATCTGGATCCCTATCCTTCATTCGCTCTATCTGAGCGACTATATCTGGACTTAGAAACTTATTGTCTTTATAGGTAGTCACCCATTCATCAGTCTGCTCTGGATCTAGCTCATCCTGTAACCAGTGTACTGGATCTGAGGGATTGAATGTGAACATCATGAACTTAATAGTCCTCATATTGATCTGGCGAAAGTCCTCCCTTGTGAGCTCATTCGCCTCCTCCAGTAGTGCGATATCTCTACGCCTACCTCTAATCTTTTGAGGTTCATCTACTGAGATGAAAGATATAACAGATCCGTTATAAGTGAAAGTATTCTCAGACTTGTTATGGATCCCCTGATAGTAGATATTGGTCTCCTGTAGTATCTGGATCATATCCCTCATTATAGATCCTCTAAGGGCTGGTAGTGTCTTTCTAACGATATCAATCAGCAAAGGCTCGGTTGTACTCTGTAATAAATAAGCGATGAACTGGCAGCACGCCCAGCTCTTTCCAGAGCGACTACCCCCCCTATGTATACGAAATCTCTTGTTAGAATGTAGTAGATCATAGAACTGGCGGTTCAGGAACTGCTCTACTCTTTGAGTTCCGCTGGTTTCCATTCTATTAAGGTTGAATTTATGCCTCCATTATGATCCACCTCTTGCCTCTCTATATATCCTCTTTTTTTACCAATGGTCTTTAATAAGAATATAGTTGCTGCAGTGTTTCCTTTTTTTATCTGCTGATGAAGTTGGCTTTCAGCAAAATCTAAAACTACATTAGAAATATTATCGACTGCCTCTCTATATTTCGAATCCTTATCCATCCATCTATAATGTGTCTTCCTTTCTATTCCAGCCATTTTTGCAGCAGTAGTTACTACCCCCAAAGACTTTTCTAAAGCCTCAAGCATTCTTTTTTTAGATGTGTCCGTTCGTGTCGCTGCCATTTTGCAAAGTTATAAAAACCCAGAAACAGATAAACTGGGATTGATTCTAATTATTGACTAGATAATTACCATTTATTATATAAAGAACTTATTCTGTTTTTTTATATTCTTTTCCATTAATTTTTACAACTAAATCAGAATCTAGTTTTTGCATTCTATCTATTATCACTTGACAATATTTAGGGTCAAGCTCCATTCCGTAGCATTTTCTTTTTAGTTGGTGGGCTGCGACCATTGTTGAGCCAGAGCCTAAAAATCCATCGTATATATTTTTTTTATTAGGATTGTCATTCAGAGTCATCGATATAAGTGATATAGGCTTCATAGTTGGATGAACTGTATTTCTTTCTCTTTTGATTTCCCATACATCTCCTCTTATAGTTTTTTGCCCTCCAAATTTTCCATGATATAATATAATTTCATGCTGCTTAAAATACTTGTCTATATTTTGTGCTGGATTTACTTTATCCCATACTATAAACGACTTTACTGGCTTCTGTAAATCTTCTAAAGCCTTTCTAAATAGATGAGAATATTGCCAAGAACAACAAACATAAAAAGTATCACAATCAATATTTAATCCATTAAAAAGAAATCTAACAAAATTTTCATCACTCATTTTGTCATTCTTTATCTTATCGTGATTACCTTTTGTAAAACCTTCATAATCTATATTATATGGAGGGTCAGTAAAAACCATATCAGCTTTTTTTCCATCCATTAGCTTTGACACTTGGTCGCTATCGGTACTATCACCGCATAATAAACGATGCTCTCCTATTTCTATTAAATCACCTAATACTACATCAACCTTTAAATCATCAGGCTCAATATAATCATCCTCTTCAGCCTCAACTTCTGGCTCTGGAAAGTCTGGAAGATCTAATCCCCAATCAGTTATTTTTTCCAGATCCCAATCGTTAGCAATTATATCCCAATCCCACTCACCATATCCTAAATTATCCTTTATTATAAACTCATCTTTTTGCTCTTTAGACCATCCTTTGACTTGATGAATAGGAACTTCAAAAACCCCAGCTGACTTTAATGCCTTGAGTCTCATATTACCCCCCAGAACTACCATATTCTCATCTACGACCAATGGTCTGGTTTGTAGCATCTCTGGGAACTCTTTAATTGATTTTACAAGCTTTTTAAATTTAGCATCAGTTATGTATCTAGGGTTCTCCTGATTAGGTTTTATTTCTGCTATGTTTACTTTTTTAATTGCCATTTTCTTTATTTGTATACCAGCGCAAGCTGATTCCTATTAAAAATAAATATATTGATATTTCATGCGATGTTCCTTCATACAAGCCATGATTCCCTTCTATGTGGTCATCAATATAATCAACTCCTAAAACCAAACCATAAAGAGGGTAAAAAGTTAATTCAAGCATCGCCATATTTTTTCCAAAGGTAGATATAAAATTCCTTTAACTTCAAATCATACTCCTCTCGATCATACTCTTTGCCAGATGTTCTAGCCTCTCCATTATCCTCGACTACTAGAATATATTTCGAGCCTTTTTTAGTTGGATAGATCCTCACGTTGTTATCCTCCGCCCAGCTAAACGCCTTATAGAAGTCTTTTAGTATTCTAAATTCCTCTAGATGCTGAATGTGTTTATATTTTGCCTTCACTAAGATATCTTTTCTTCCGTTTCTGGTATATAATTTTAAAAAATCATTCTTGCTGGTAGCTTTCTCACTTATGCTTTCACAAAAAATAAGAAGATCTATCCTCCTGAATACGCAAAAAGAATCCAGCTCTTTGATATCAAATACGATATACTTTGCTTCTCCTTTTAGCCATCCCTTATCGCCATTCACATTCTGCAATTCCATCCAGATACAGTCCAGATGCCTGTTTCCTTTTACATCTACGCCATAACCATTAACAAAGAAGTCAATATGCTGAAATATATCCTCCTCTCTGGAGGATTTATGGCATTTGTTCCCTCGAAGGATCATAAGATCAGAAAACTCTTTTTCTGTTTTCTCGCCTTCTCTTTTGGAATATTCTCTTCTATGTGAGTTAATCTTTGTCAATAAATACAGTTCTATTATACGAATTTATAGACTTGTAATAGCCACCTCCATCTCTAAAGTTAGGAGCTATCTCAAAAGACCCCTGAGAACCATTTTCTCTTCTTTTGACCTTTTGAACATATACCTCACACATATCTGATCCATATTGACTCTTTTCGCCAAGTTTTCTATAGACTGTTATGCAGTTGTAAGCCTTATTGAAAAAATCTGATGATCCAGAGATATCGTATGGCGTTGGAACTTTATACGTTCCATTATACGCCTCCATCTTTCTAGGATGAGCAACTAAAAATAGATGAGTATTTGTTTGTTGGCAGAATTGAGTAATCTTAGAAAGCAGCTTTGATATATACGCCAGATCATACTGCTCATCATGCTGAAGCATATTGAAAGGATCTATCACGCAAATATTAATCCCTTTCTGAAATACTAAATCTCTAAATCTGTCTAGAATGTTTTTTAGTGTAATATTTTCAATATCAATTTTTATGAAGTAGAAATGATCCTCAATGAATGATTTTGACTTGTTTAAAAGCTCTTCATCGCACTCTGTAGAGTTTATTTTGTTCGCCAATCTTCTAATATGTCCCTCGTATGGGAATGACTCTGGAGCAAACATGGCGATTCTATGATCATGGATCATGGCCATATTAACGCAAATTTGATCTATCACATCTGATTTTCCAGAGTTTGGTATGCCTGTTACCACTGTCCATTCTCCAAAAGCTACTTTGAATAATTCATCGGCAGCAAATCCAATAGAATAATTTTCTACGCCATCCCTATTAAAGCTCAAAACACTATCCCAGATTGTATCAATATCCAAAATACCCTCTAAAGGGAACGATAAAGGCTCTAGGATGAGCTCTCTTAGCTTTTCTTTTCCATCCGATACCAAAACATCATTTGAATCTTTAAAGCTCTTAAAATCGATGTATTTGCATCTGTACTGTCCGAACCGCCTAGCCAGTGCATTTCTCAATGAAAGTCCAGCTTCATCATTATCTGTGGCGATGATAATCTCTTTTTTATCCTTGAAGTATTCATGGCAATTATCCAGATATTCTAATCTCTGGGAGCCTTTAGAGGCTCCATTGGGTACAGAAACTACTGAATATATTCCAGCTTCGTGTAGTGATAGCGCATCAAATTCGCCTTCTACGATGTAGATTCTATCTGAGTTTTTGATATTATCTAACCCATAAAATATCAGCTTTGCTCCTGATACTAACTTAAAGTCTTTTCCACCAGAGCGATACTTTACGTTGATTAGATCGCCATCCTGATAGTAATTAAAATTAATAGCTGTCAGTTTTTTACCAGCGGATCCGAAATACTCAAGCGACTGAGTGATCTTCCAATTCGCCACAGTAGATTCACTTATACCCCTGCTTTTAAAATATTCTAGCATTTTAGCTCCCACCTGAGCCTTAGATTCTACTGGTTTGACAAATTCCTTCTTCTCTTTGATTTTTACATTCCCCTTCCATCCGCAATTGTGGCAGTTATATAAGCCTTTCTCCAGATCAATAGATAGCGGTTTGTCTGATTTGTTTTTTCTGTCTTTTGAGCATTTAGGGCAAATGGTTTTTTGTTTGACAGCGTTCCCTTTTGGGTAGATGCCAAGTTCTTGGAACTCTTGAATCATTGGTTTTATATAGTTTTATAAAATATATTAGTTTAATATATTTTTATTTTTTATTGTTTTTATATAGTTTTTATATTTATTATAGTTATATATATTATATAGCTATATAAAGTCAGCCAGCCTTTTCAATTTATCTATGAATTGGCGAAAACTTTGGAACATAGTTATCACTTCAGAGGTTTTGATAAAGTTATCTCCAAACCTAGCAAAAATTATATCTATAAAAACATCGAACTCAGCTTCAGTTGCCCAGCCAATAAAAGAAAATCTATCTATTCCATCGAAATCATTACGAGTAGTCCAGCGTATGCGCTGCTTCTCTTGATCCCAGAATATCATTTTCTTGTTATGCATTTTTAAAATAATTATCTATCACTTCCTTCGCTTTGTCAAAAGAGTTTACCCATGTAGCCTCCCAGTTCGCATTTTGAAGCTGTTTTAAGACGTTTTTTTGGTTCTCTGTAGGTTTATTATACCCGACCTTGAGTTCTATCGCTAAACCGCCTCTATTTGAGTTTTGATAAAAAACCATTACATCAGGCATTCCAGAGAGACCTCCAAGCGTCTTAAATTTAAAACGCTCGAATGGAGTTCTCTTTCCCTCGTTTGGAATGTGTACAGCTAGAGCCTCTGGATATTTAATCTTCAGATACTGTATAACTGACCGTTGTAGATGATCCTCTTTTGATAAGTACTTCTCGAAGGGATTTGCCATGACCTCTGAATCTTGCTGGATGTAATAAATATTTTGGAACTATTGGGAGCGTAGTAGAGCTGACCCAAACCTTTCTCTCTTCATAATGTTTCAAAAGATTGAACCACGTTTCTCTGAAGTCTTTATCATTCTCTATCAAGTATCTTCCGCTTTTAATATAGTGAACTATAGATGAATGATCTCTGTCAATCGCTGAACCAATGGCGTGAAGCTTATAGGTAGTTTTGTCTCTGCATAGCATTCCGTACATCCTGCGAGCATCTACGATGTCTCTTTTTCTGCATGATCCTCCAATAGACAAACCGAAGTAGTTTTCTACGAGGTCTTTAATATCAAATATGGTCATAAGTTTAAAGTATTATCGATCCATCCTGAGCCAGATCGTTTTTGTATTTAGTTTCTATTCCCTGCTCTCTATATAGTTTCCACTCTATTAGAGCCTCCTGATACTGTATTCTTCCCTGAAATATCATCTCATCTGTAAGTCCGCAAACAATAACTTTATAAGGCTTGCTTGTTTGTATAAAAATAAAACGAAAATTCTTAGGATCCCTTTCTAGCATATCAGAATAAAACATCGCCTGCAAATGATAAGCTCTGCTCCAGATTTCTCTTTTTATAAGATCTGGAGTCAAAGCCTTACCATATTGAGGATTGATAGTTTTTATATCTGAAATGAAATCATCTCCTTTACAGTCTGGGCGCACCTTTACTGGCACGCCATCATAATTCAAATAATGAGAGAGCTCTATATCGCCCTGAAAGTATTTCTTGGCGATTTTAACCTGTTCATCAGTATGCTTATCAAATCTTTCTTTGATCCGAAAAAGTACAGTTTCCTGTACTTCATTAAGTACTGATTTTCCGATATTCTGCTCTTCCCACTTTTCCTTCTCCGCTCTTCCAGCCTTTGTTCTTAAATTGAATTGATCCTTTTTAAAGAATACAAATTCATCATCAAAGTTCTCTGGCTCTAAAAGAATACAATGTACTGCAGATCCTAGCCTCATGGCATCAGAATCCTTGAACTCTTTACGATTATAATCCCACACTGAAGATTGATAAATCATTTTCAATCCAGAGGCTGATATAATATCACTGGAGTGATATTCTAAGTTTGATTCAATCTTTGTTATCATAATCTAAAACGGAAAATCATCATCCTCCTGATCAACTTTTTCAACTTGATTTGTGGCAGGCTGAGCTGGCGATGAACTACTTTGATCTGGTTTAAGATAGATCAGATTAATAGCTTCTTTTTTCTCTTTATCCCAAGCCTGAATAGTGATGTTTCCGCCTTCCCATTCAGCTCCTTTTACTGGAATCTGTTTGTGTTTATTTCCATCCTTATCAGTCCACTCTGTTATCATGTGTCCTCTTTCTTTTAGAATTTCTTTTAGGTTCTCCAGTTTAATGTTTCCCCATGTTTTTTTGATTGGTTGTCCCATAGTTTTACTTTTTGAATTTTTGTGATAGTCTTTGTTGTTGTTCTAAATTAAGTTCGCAGTATTGATATACATCTCTAGCAGCTTCTACATTGTCGCTCTCTAGTATTTTTTCAAACTCCTGAGCAGAGATGAAATCCTTCTCTCCTGTCCAAGCATTTAGACCTAATCCATGCATAGCTAAAGCCTTGACCAGTGCTCTTTGTTTTGAATCGTTTACATCTCTGGAGGTAACGTTTTCCAGTGATACAGAATTATTTCTATTATCCATAATTGGAAGATCTACTTGATGCCAAATGCCTTCTTTTTCCATTCTCAGCTTTACCTTTACCTCGCAAGTTTTTCCATCAGTGAAGTAGCTTCGCTCTAATGGTCTGCCAGTCTCTGGATGCTCTGGAATCAGATATTCATACTCTGCATCTGGATAAATAGTCTTAGCAAGCTGCCAAGCCTGAGACCAATCTAAATAGTCCAGATTACCCTTCTTTTTGAATTTGTGCTTGACCCTTACAGATCTAAGCGTTAAAAAGTAACTCATACTCTAAAAAATTAATGATTAAAATGAAAGCCAAGATCCAATAGCTTCCGATAATTGTCAATTGTGAATTTGTCTGGATCTTTAATTCTAGCGTTGAGAGTAGGTAGTGATAAACCTAGCCTCTCGCAAACTTGAGATTTTTTCAAGCCCAACTTAAGAAGTTCCACTTCAAAATCTAGCTCGAATCCATCTATAGGAAGTTTCTGCATAAAAAATTATTTTACGCAAATATAAATTTTTTTATTTATATAAAAAATTATTCTATGTAAACATTGTAAGTCGTGCCAGTATCATCATCCTGATTAGGCAAGTGCATTCTGAGTTGATACTCTGCTTTTTTTACATCAAATTTCATGGCGTCTATATAACAAGAAACTGGCTCCTGTAGTACTTCATCTCCGAAGTCGATCCATACTTTATGATGCATACCTAAAAAACGCTCATTAAGTGATCTGAAAGTCCCTTCATAACGTCTTAGAAAGTCTCTAGAATCGTTTATAATATCGTGAGTAATCATTTGCTCTAGAGTTTTATTTACAGTGTCTCTAGGGCGTTTAAAATTGCCTTCTATTTTGCCTATGAAATACTCAGTAGTTTTCGCCTCATTTGACAAAACGTTTTCATTGAACTCATATTTGGCGGTATAAGTCCCATTCTGATCGTATTGTTTTCTCCTAGAGATGATTTTATTCTCTACGCTATGATCTTCCTGTACTCTGAAATTATCTACAAAAAGATTCTGAAAGCCTCCAGCTGATGATCCTTTGTTCGGAATGCAGATAATAGCATTTAAAAATATCTCATCTACTGATGGTCTGGCATTAGGATATACAGTAGAGTATGGTTTTAGAGTCACTGATGCCTTACCCCATGCGTTGACTGTAGTAGTTTCAAAGTTTTTAAACTTAGAGGCATCGCTGCCAGATGACCATTGATCATTCTCAAAATCATAATGGTAAGGAGTCCCTGATGATGAGCTAGCATTGTAAGTCTCTTGGCTGAAAGCCTTAATAGCTATTTGATACTTTTCATCAGATCCAGTGGTCTCTATGTAATAATCAAATTCTATTTTTATCTCAGTATCTACAGAGAGCTTAGTGTACTGTCTTTCTGTAGCTATGAATTGAGTAGGAGTAGCATTTTGAGTCAGCACTGTACATCTGGCGTATTTATTACCAGATACCGCCTTACCCTTTAAATCTGTATCTGGATCAATAGCAATCCTAGATCCTGATCCTACCTTACCAGTAACAGTAGAGGCATCTTGAAGGCTCCATCTATGATCACCAAATAAGAAATGAGCATTTTCATTTTTAATAAAATTACCTCTGATTGGAGTCACAAATTCAACTTGCTTGAGTGGTCTCTCATATTGTCTGGTCAAATCCTGATTTAAAGGTCTTATCTCAGTAGGACAGTTGAAAAGTATATTCTCATCCTCTGTCGTTTTATAAGTCCCATCTGGTTCAAATACTTTATAGGTTATCTGTTCCGCTCCTTTCCTTAAATAGTCCGTTTGAAGTGTTCTTATTTGTCCCATGTTATTGAGCTTCTAAGTTAGATTCTTGATCTATCGTTATGGTATGAATCGCAGATGCACTCCCCTGAGGAGTGAAAGAAATAGATCCTGATCTATTCTTTTTACCTGATCTGTCTACGAATATAAGCATCGATCCAGTGCTGGGAGTCCCAGACGATATAGAAGCCCTAAGCCAACTTCTATTAGATGAAACTGTAAATCCGCCATCGGATGTAATTGTTACTGGGAAATAACCTCCACCAGATGAGAAATCAAATCTTCCATCTGGATTTGTTGATATTGAAGTGGCTCCAGCATTATAAACCGCTGCTCCTGTTATGGATATATCTCCTGATTGATCTCTGAATGTAGAATGATTTCCAGAGATAGTAACTGTCAAAACGCCTCCAGAGACGTGAGAACTAATAGAATAATTTCCAGAATCAAAAACTACATTGGATGTTCTTATCTGAATGTTTCCAGAGTTCACAAATGTGTATCCAGAATTAGGAGTGTATGTGATACTCATCGAGAAACTGTTTCCAGCCTTTCCTTTTCTAAATAAATTAGAGGGCGATGGAACAGCTTGAGCATTTGATACGTTTGTAGTAAGATTAAACTGAGATGAGAAATGCCTAGAGTCAGCGGATCCTGAGACAGAAACAGTCTCTTGACCGCCTCCAGCTGGTAGGGTTCCTGATATAGTTATCAAAATAGTATCGCCATCTAAGATCTTAGTCAAAGAGTAACCGCCTGTCACTGATGCAGAAACATTTGATGCAGCTGTAAACTCACCACTATTAGCAAAGAATCTAAGTGGAATACTAAAAGCATTTCCTACCTCGTGAGCACTATATATTATCTCTTCATAAGTTCCCCAGTTTGAATAAGCATTCCCAACGGAACCAGAAACAAAAAAGGTGAGACTGAAATAAACCGCCTCTGTAGGAGTTGGCTCACTTTCTGGCTCTCCTAGATCTGAATTATCTGGGATCACTGGAGATGCCACTGCAATAGTTATTGAGTCAGAATCCGTATCCCCTTGAGCATCTGTAGCCACAGCTGTAAAGGTATCGCCATCCATACTAAGCTCCGCAGATGTAGTAAAGGTATATTTATTTGCCTGAGCTCCTAGAGCTGCAACTGTTTGAGTCACTGATGTAGCATCTGGAAGATCAAATCGATAGGAGACAGCTGTAGATCCTATGTTTGTAACAGATAGAGCTATATTTTGACCTACATAAACCTGAGCTGGACTTGTAGTAAGATATCCATTGACCGCCAAAGTAATATTTGGAGAGTCTGCAGTTTCGCCTGGAATAACCACATCTGGCTCATCGGTATCATCCTCTCCAGAGCCAGCTCCTGAATCTACTATCTCTTGATTTATATCGATCCTGTTATCTATCAAAGATGAATTATTAACTATGTACCATCTAGAATAGCTTTGGAATATTCTTGAGTTTGCGGTTCTTAATATAAGCTCTAGGACTTCTTTCGCTGTTTTGAGAGTTAGGTTCTCATTGAATAAGGCGTATTTGTCTACTATAATATCATGAAATATGGTATCATTTGCAGTAGCTCCCACCTTTCTAATAGAATTGGCTATATAGATTGGGAACTCATGCCCTGTAAGAAGTAGTATCTCTTTGAGGAAATAAAATAAATTCTCTGTCGATTCATTATCATCCTGATCTAATGGCATATCAAAGCCATCAAGAGTACCCAAGCCATCTACAGCCTCTAAATGAATCGGATAAGGCGTAGAGGTAACTACCTCCTGATATCTATCTACTACAAGGAATCCTTCCCAGATAGACTGGTAATATATCGGATCTCCGATGATAGAATCCCAGTTGACCTCAGCTCCATCCCACTCAGTTCTCTCATTTTCCCATTGATTTCCAGCTGGTTCATAGTATTTAAACCTTACTTTGAACTGCCTCTCATCAGCTCTATAAAAATCCTCATAGGTATTCTGATCCGTAACATAAAAACTCAACTTGCATCTGGATCCAATTATAGGCGAGTAGATATCATCATCAGCATCCCACTCTATTTGAACTGGATCCCCTGTTCCGATTAAACTATAAACAGTCTCCGTACTAGGAAGTCCTACATAATCCTTCTCTAGTATCTCAACTTTGACTTTTCTTATCTCTACATCAGAGAAAAAGAGCTCATATTTTACTCCGTATGCCATACTATAATATTCTACTTCTATGGCGTTCCGCTCTTTGTAGAGCTACCACTAGATCTTGACCTTGTATTCTAAACTCTCCTCCTACATTTACATCTCTAGATCCAGCCATCATTCCCTGTAGCTTATTTAGTGGAGAGATGACCTCTGGATTACCTCTATTTGCTCCCAAGTTATCCCCTACCATAGCCAGAGTAGGAGCGGATACTATCCCTCCATTAGCCAAAGCTGGTACATCTGATGAGAAAGCACTAGCCACTGTCCCAACTGCTGCAGCTATTAATCCACCTATGACAAATGGAGCTGCTGGGCCAGCCAAAAGGGATCCTGTAGCTGCTCCTTGAATAGCAGCTGCTGTTGATGCTGCCAGAGCAGATGATACAACGCTCATCGCCATATCTATCATCATTCCTGCAAATCTTCCTATAGCGTTATCGCCTAACTTAAGATTTGATTTTATTGCTGAACCTAACTCATCAAATGCTGGCGATATTTGATTATGGACTTGAGCTGCTAATTTGTCAAATTGTTCCTTAGCTTCTTTGAGCTCTTTTTTTGTTTTTTCAAAAAATGACAATGCGTCATCTTCATCATCCATAGCAAATATATCAGCTACGTTTACAGAATCAGGATCAAATTTTTCTATTTCAGTGTTTAAGTCCGAGAGTACCTCTTTAGTATTAAATAAACTCTCTAAGGATCTAGCTAGTTTTGGCTCATCTTCTACAAGCTCTGGAGTAGTAAAAACGAAATCATCTAGATTCAAATCTCCAGATGTTTTTGCCATGTTCGTGATTTGAGTATTTAAAGATTTTAAAGCAGACTCAGCAATTAATATTTTATTTTTTGCCTGCTCTATTTTACCTCCGAATTGCTCTGTAGCTTTTTTTGCGTTTGGACTTCCTTCTATTTGAGCTTCATAAAAAGCTACTATTGACTCATTTAGTTCTTTTTGTTTTTGATGATACTCCTTCAGAGAATCTATGTTTCCATCTAGAAATGGCTTCGACTTCTCTATCTTTTGTATCTCAGCACCTAACTCCTTGATCTTACCTTTCGCCTCATTGATTCTAGTGGTTACCGATTTGAGTTTGGTTGTTTTTGTTATTACTCCACCTAATGCAGCTATAGAAGCAGTGACAGCGATTGTCACTGGATTTATGGCAGCCAAAGCAGTAGATAAAGTACCCAGCGCATAAACTAATAAAGGCAGGGCAGCTGTTAAGGAAGAGATAATTGCAATAAATGTTTTTGTCTCTGGATTTAAATTTTTGAGTACTCCAAGAAATCTAGTCAAAGACGCCATTGCTTTATTTAAAACTGGAAGTAGTATCTCTCCAAATTGTGCTAGGGCTATATTTAGATTATCTTTTAAGGTTGAAAATTGACCTGCAAAAGTCTCGGAGAGTTTTTGCATACCACCCTCAAACTTTCCTCCAGCTGTAGTAGCTTTTCTGAATGATTCTATTAAGACTGGAAAAGTAACTTTCCCCTCAGATACCAGATCTTTAATTTCGCTTTTTGCTACTCCCATAGAATCAGACAGCATATCAATGACTGGCACTCCATTATTAATAAGCTGTAGAAGATCTTGACCCATCAATCTTCCAGACGCTGCCACTTGACCAAAAGCCACTGATATTCCCTGAAGATCTCCTCCAGATACTGCTGCTATATCTCCGATAGCTTGTAGATGGCTGTGGGCATCTTCAGCAGAAACTCCAAATCCCATCAAGGTATTATTCGCCTTAACAAGCTCCTCAAGTTGGAATGGAGTTTTAGCAGAAAATTTAACAAGCCTCTCAAAAGCCTTAGACCCTTTTTCAGCACTACCAGTCAAAACATTAAGAGTAGTTCTTAGTCTTTCAAAATCTGCAGCTGATTTGACTGCAGCTCCCCCAGCTAGTGCAAGTGGAGCAGTGACTTTTAAGGATAGATCTTTTCCTATTTTGTTTAGCTTACTTCCAAATGTTTTGAGGCTGCTAGAGGCTCCTTTAAGAGATTTCTGGAGCTTTGAACTATCTCCTACAATATTGACTCTAAGAAATTTTTCCATACTACAAAATTAACAAAAAAAAAGAGGGTTTATCCCTCTTGATTTTTAATGACTCTACTTAAGAATTTCTCCATCTCTTCTCTAGTTGATTTTGGCTTCGCCTTCTCAATCTCTCTCATCTTATCCTGAGGCAGCCTCATAAGATCCTCTGGTTTTATCATGTGAGTTTTTTTCTGGCAGTTCACATTGTGAATCATCGTAGCTAGATATCTAGTTCTCTCCCACTCCAGATTCTGTTTTATATTATAAGCCTCCCCTAAAAGTTGATTCTCCTTCCAAGTGTTATCCCAAAACTCGAAAGGAGAAATCCCAACTTGACCGATAAAATAATCTAGGAGATCATCCCAACTTACTCCGCTGTTTTTTTTTCAGTGGATTGAGAGTTTCTTTCGATCCCCATATTAAGATCATTACCTAATATCTTTGATTCCATCATGGCTCCCATGATCTTCTCTAGTTCGCTGGCATCCATTTCATCTAGCCAAGATCCTACAGTGTAGATATTATAGTCTATTTCTTTTCCTTGCTCTCTATCATGAGTAATAAGAGCACTATAGATAAGAGCTCGGATTGCAGATATTGATATTCCACCTTCAAAGACCTCTCCGATTTGCTCTAATCCAACTCCAAGCTGATCAGTAAACTCAGCCCAGAAATTCATATTAAACCGCAGAGATCTCTTCTTACCGCCTAGATTGGCAGTATAAAAGCCTCGCTTTTTGTTCATCTACTAGGTGTTAGTTGAAATAGTAAGTGCGCCAGTTCCAGTAAGAGTACCAGAATAAGTAACAGCACTCTCCATCTCAGCTGATACCTCGATAGACGATACTCTACATTCTCCCTCGATAAGCTGATCTCCTGAAGCAGCTGTTCCGAATGAGAAATCTAGTTTATCACGATCTTTGATGTGATTGATGAATTCAGCTGCGTTTTGAGAATCAGTATAATCTACCAATCCATCAAAAGAAATCTCAAAAGAGCGTAGTCCATTGATATTTTCCGCATATCCTGAACTATCTTTAGAAGTTGCGTCTGGAAGTTCTTGATTGACTGTTAGTGTGCATGATGTAGTATGACCAATAGTAGCCAAAGTACCTCCATCAGCGATAGCTTTTAATAATAAATTTGTTCCGTTAAATACTGTAGATGCCATTATTAATATTTTTTACAAATATACGTATTATTATTATTCGCCTTCATTTGGCTCCTGATCCTTCAAGCTCTGGGATAGAGCATTCACAAAAGCTGATTTTCCAAACTCCAGTTGCTGGAGATTGAAATTACTAGCTCCAATTTTTCTTTCTAAGTCTGCGATATGATTAACCATGATTTGCTGCTCTTGAGTCAGGTCATCAAAGTTATACTCTACATCGTTAATCATAATGGTTTTCTTTTCGTTTTTTGCCATTGTAATAAAATTTAAAAATTAGTAATTATGAAATAGTTCTAGTCACTGATGTAGGCGTAGCCAATTCAGTAAGTTGAGCCTGTACATTATCTTTCAATTCTTGAACTTTATCAGTGCCTAATGCAGCAGTGACCCAGCCTTCAACATCTGAAGTAGTCACGCTGTTAAATTCAGTGAATGAAGATAAGTCCGATACATCCAAAGTCTGCGTTCCAATAACTGTCGCAGTGTTTGTTGTATCGTCTCCTGTCAAACGCCAGTGAACGTTGTAAATAACATCGCTTTCGGTGTTTGAGTTATCATCGGTATGGGATGGGTAAGTGTCTACTGTTGCAACATCCCAAGTGTAAGTGGTAGCCATATTTATTTGATTTTAGATTTTAAGTATTCAATTTCTTTTTGTTGTTCTTGAATCGCTTTTACTAGGACTGGTAAAATATATTCTTTTTTTATGTTTAAAATATCCTCTACTTCTTGACCATTTATTGTGGATGAATTACCAGTATTATATACCGCTTCGGGAATCACCTCCTGCAACTCTTGCGCTATAAAACCATAAATAGTATCCCCTTCTTTTTCGGGTTTATGGTCTTTTTTCCATTCAAATGTGACTGGATTTAATTTCATTACCGAATCTAAACCGCCTGAAATAGTTTTTATCTTTTTCTTTACTCTCTTATCCGATGAAGCATCGTATATGACGTCTGTGTCTGCACCTGTACCAATATCTCCATTTTGTAAAACAACAAAGTTGGCAGAACTAAAAGTAGTACCACCTACTGCGGTTGATGGAGTAATTTCAAAAGCATTATTAATATTGTATTGCGCCCCTACAAGCCAATTATATTTTGTTGCTGTACCTCCATCCAGTAGCCTGATAGCTCTTGATGCGCCTTCCGACCCTCCCTTTATATCAACTGTATTACTAGAAGTAACGCCTTCGACTGTCAGTAAGCCAGTGGGACTCGTAGTACCTATGCCCACGTTACCTCCATTTAAGACTGCAATTCTAGTTGCGTTATTAGTTTTTATACTGATATCTCCAGTACTGTAATCAATTCCGAAACCGTAGTTGTCATTACCTAGATAAATATTAACATCGTTACTGCCATCTTTTATCAAAACATCTCCTGCAACTTCGAGAGTTTCAGTGGGACTCCCAGTGCCTATACCTACGTTACCGCTGGAATCAATGCGTATACGTTCAATGTTATTAGTACCAAACAAAAGATTATTTGCACTCCCTTGAACAAATTGTGTTCCTGAACTAGTAATTATTTCTATTTTATTATCTGAAGTATTAGTTTCAACACGCATTGGTATTGCTGAAGTGTCATAAATAGAAAATTTTCTAGAAGGCGAGGTAGTGTTTATTCCAACGTTTCCGCTGGAGTCAATACGCATACGTTCAGTTGATGCTGTCTTGAAAGACATATAATTGTCTGTATGACCATATTCTATCACTCCAGAGTACCTGCCAATGCCAGATGTTGCATCTGCAAAAGCTAAATAACCCAAACCTGTTGTACTACTAACAACGCTTATTGTCCCATTACCTGAAGTATTACCAGCAACTATATTTGCATCACCATTGAAAGAATACGAGTTTGGATTGGTGATGTTAATACCAAGAGAACCACTGGAGTCAATACGCATACGTTCGGAGCCATTATTCCAAAAACGCAAATTGCCTGCGCCATCGTTTTTGACAAGAAAATCAGTGCCTGAAGTTTGTAATACCGCTGTATTATCTGAAGCCTTTAATGATAGAGCAACTGTCGCATCACCAGAC